CGCGTTAAGAGTTCATTATTATCCGAAAAGATCTTTAAGGATTTAATTGCTAGGAGGGATCCCTGTATATTGTTCACTCGAACTCAAGAGAATAAGAAAACACGTACCGTTTGGGGTTACCCAATAGTGGACACGCTTAGGGAAATGCTTTTCTACAGACCTATTCTTGATGTACAGAAACGACTGAAATGGCGTGCTGCGCTTAATACCCCGGAGGACGTGGATAAGGGTATAACAAACATAATTGACACGGCACTTAAAATGAACCTAGAGATTCTATCCATAGATTTCTCATCTTATGACGCATCAGTTAAATCGGGACTTCAGAAATCTGCGTGGAAATATATTAAACAAATGTATCAGAAGCAGTACCATCATCAATTAGATGAGATTGCTGAAAGATTTCTGACTATCGGTTTGATTACACCTGATGGCATCATGTCTGGCCCACATGGTGTTCCAAGCGGATCTACTTTTACTAATGAGATAGATTCGATCGTCCAATACTTGGTGGCTTCAGCTTGCCGGGACATCGTTAACGTCGACAACTGTCAAATCCAGGGAGACGACGGCGTATACATAGTTACTGACTCTGTGCGTGTTTCCGAACACTTTAGGGACTATGGGCTAAGCGTAAATATGGACAAAAGTATTACTGCTTCTGACCACGCGGTATACTTACAATCGTTATATCACAACGATTATAGAGCCGATAATGGCTTAATTAGTGGTATTTATCCTACATACAGAGCTCTTTGTAGGATACTTTATCTTGAAAGGTTCGAAGATTTTGAAAAGGATGATATAAGTGGTAAAGATTATTTTGCGATACGTACCATCTCTATTTTAGAGAATTGTAAGCACCATCCTTTATTCAAGGAATTTGTACTGTATGTGTTATCCTTGGACAAATATAAACTACAGGTGAGCGAGCAAGGCTTAAAGAACTACGTTAAGAGGATCAATAAGCAAGAGGGCAAAGACGTTACTTTTAGAGAATGGTCTTATGGTGAGAATGTTTCTGGCATAAAGAGTTTTGAAAGCATATAAGATAATATCTAATAACGTATAATGTACTCAGTGGACACTTATGTGCCC